TAGTTTGCTTATAATCTGCGGTTTCTCCTTCTTTAGTAGAGAACTCTCTTCTAGTATTTAGTTTGTGCGTAGAGATAAGATTCATCCACTTTTCAAGGGCAACTCTAATACTATAATCTTCATCATTGATTATTGTACATTCCCATGTATCAAATGTCCGATCACCAGCAACTTTTACTGCTTTTCCTTGAAAATATACATCATATGTTCCGATTGTAGATGCAGGAATTGATGCACCTTTAACTAAAAATTTGGAAGGAGTTGGTGGGGGAGCTATGTTTTTTGGATAATATAGTTCAACCATAAACAGGGAAGGACGAGCCCCACCCTGCTTTAAGTTTGATTTGAAATCTGTTACTGCAAAAGTCATTCATTACTGTTGGTTTATGATGATGTCCAATGATCGTATGCGAATCCGATAGTATATTCTTGTAACGCATCGCTTGACCAATCAACTGCAATTTCTCCCAGTTCTGTCGGCCAGAGATTTGCAAATTCATACTTGGGGCCTATAACACCTCCGCCAGTACTTACTTGTTGTACACTTCCTGTTCCATCGTACCAAGTTCCGCCCGTTGCACTAGGATCTCCGTGTGTACCATCTCTCAAACCATCTAATTGACCACTTAGATATCTCATCCATTTCATCATTTTATTTCTTGCTCCAAAATTTTCATCGTTTATGACAGTAACAGTCCAATTATCATATGTTCTGAATCCGCCCCATTTATATGCTCTTCCTGCATAATTTACTGCAAGAGGTGCAATGTTTGATGCAGGGAAATTTGCTGCTTTAACCAATAATGCCTGATCCGAATCAAACGAAAACATTCCCGATTGTGCAGTTCCATAATTAATTTCCACTTTATATAATGACGGACGAGCTCCTCCGCCGTTACTTGAGATATTACTCTTAAATGTTGATGGTGTAAATGCCATAATTCCCTTAAAGTTGTTCTGCGTATTCTGTAACAGTAGTAGCAGTACCTATACCTTGTGTGTAATAGTTGTATGCCCATGTTACATCGAATTGTTCTATATCACTTGCTGTATCGTAACTTAATGCAACTTCAGCAATTGCCGTTGGCCAACAATCTTGAAAAGTCCAATATAATAGACTGTCTCCATCTTTACCATACTGTGTTAATGTTACAGATCCAAACATGGAAACACTATCACTATAACCCTTATTTGTTGTTACTCCATTTATCTTTTCCATCCATTCTTCAATTACTAATTTAATATCCATCGATTCAGTATTAATAATCGATGTAGATAGATCTCCAAAAACTATGTCGCCAGGAATTTTTACAGTCCTACCGAAATATTGTCTTTCGATAGGAGTAAGAGTAAGTGGTGGTATTGCAGAAACATTACATAAAGTTGAAATGTCATCCGGCATTGGTGTGACATCTGCAGCAGTACTGATTGTTATGTCAAATAAACTAGGGCGGGCACCGCCGTAAGCAAGTGCCCCCTTAAAGGTTGATATGTCTGTTGCCATTTTTTATTTTCTCCAAAAAACTTGTTTTAATTATTTATGTCAAAAAACTTAAACAGCACCAACGACTTCAGAGAATTCTACACCACTTCTAACTGCAACAAAGTTGAGTTGGATAAAGTTGATAGAACGTGAAGGTTTGACGAAAATGTCTCCTCTAAACGAATTAGAATCTACCACTTGAGGTGTATTATTCGATGCGTCGCATATAACTCTAAAGTCCTGTATTCCGCCTCTTCCTTGAATATCCCTCAAGAAAGGTTCTACAATGGAAACAAACTGTGAACGTGTAAACTCATCGTTGAATTCAAACAACAGGAATCGAGCTGCATTTGCAATCGCTTTTTCCAGAAGGATGAACAATCGTCTTACGTTGATTCGATCAAACGCAGATGGTTTAGTCAATTGGGTTTTATCTCCCCACATTACTACACCTTCGCCTGGGAAAGAAACGATTGGATTTACACCTTTTGAGTATAACTTATCTCGTTCTGCTTTCTTAGGATTATAAGGAAGTTTAACAACACCCTTAATTTGACCTCTTGTGAAACCAGCCGGTGACCAGAAAGGATCACGAACTTGATCTGTGTAAGCACAAAGACCAGCAGTATCTCCGTTACAAGGAACGAATCGAAACTTGTCATTGTGTTTGTCGAACATATACTTCCATCCAGAATCCATAACTGCATAAGAAGTGTTCATATTTACAGTATCACGATAATCTGTTACGTTATCGGTTGCAGTTGAAGAACTTGTTACTCCAACAACATCTGTCTTTTCTGGTGAAAAGAAAACCATGCAGTCTTTACGTGATTCTGCAACTTGATTAATTGCATGACGGACAGCAGTAGCTCCATGAGCAGCAGTTGTAATAAGAGAAACATCAACATCTTCTGCCGATTTCAACTTATCATATGCACGAACAATGTCTGCTGTAGTTGCTGCAGAACCATCAGTTCCACCGATAAAACTTGCAGATAATGGTTTTCCGCCAGACCAGAATTCACTTCCAGATCCACCAGTATTTGTTAAACCAGTTGCAGTTGTTTTATCAATACCCCATGCCATCCATGTTTTTGTACTTGAAGTAATTTGATTTGCAGATCCTGCGGTATTGACTGAGTTGATTACTGGATGTTTTACCCACCAGCAATACTCAGATTGTGCATTAATTGCATTTTTGTAATAAACATCTTCTCCGTCAGGGGATTTTGCACCCTTCATGACTGAAAGGTTTGCAAATGCTTCAAGAACTTCACCATTACTTCCTGTCCACTCTCCATCTTCGTCTACGATTGCAACGTGAATTTCGTCACATTCTAAACTTGCATCAGCAGCAGTTGCTGATGTAGAGGGAGCACCTTCGTTGAAAGAATCTGCAAATTCCCATTTTCTTTCAAAAGCTACTCCTGCATTTGCACCAACAAATTTGTTTGCAACTGTTAATGATGTTGCAGATGCAATTGCTGTAACTCTTTTACTTTCTCCGCCGATTGTAATTAAATCACCAACTGTAAGTTGTGTGTCGAAATAAGTTGTAGATCCTGTAACAGTTGCGGAATCAGCAGTTGTTGTAACTGTTCCAACCATCTGAGCAGCCTTTTGAGAATAAACTGAACGAACTTGTCTTGAAAGAGTTTTTCCTCCTGTAATATCTGCGGAATGTGATTTTGCACGAACAACACAAGCTGTTGCAGATGCAATTGAAATAACAACGAATCCACCAGTTGCAGTTTGTACATCGATAAAATCACCAACTTTCAATTGTCCTTGAAAATTCGTTCCTGTTCCTGTAAGAGCACCACTTGATGCTACCCATGCAACTGTACCAGTAAGATTACCAGTTGATGCAGGAACATCCGCAGGACAAATTGACATTTTAAGACTGTTTCCTAAAACTCCTGCCCATTTTGCGATTAGAGGTGCAGTACTAGCATATACTGTAGATCCACCATATTCATCATCGTAGTTGTTGTAATATGCATCTGAATCTGTAATTTGAATATTACCATATGTCGATGCAGTAATTGCAGCAGCATTCTTAGGTGCAGATGCATCTGATACTGTAGTATTCGCAGCACGAACAACCTGACAAGCACCTGAGTAACTAAGGAAGTTTGCAGCCGTGAAAAAATCGATGAAGTTGTCATCGTTTGGTTTTTGAAATGTTGATACCAGATTGTCTTCATCCGTTACTAATGTAACATCTTCAATAGGCCCCCAGCGGAACCGCCCAACTGCACCACCCATTGAGGTGCCAGCAGCAACTACTACATTAGTTAAGTCTATTTCTGAGGTGTTGACGCCTGGACTAACTTGAAAGGCCATCTTATTTTCTCCGTTGAAATTATGTTTGGGTTAGATCTTTAGAACTAACATTTGTTCTTACAGAATATTTATAAATATACATAATTGATGAATAATATTTAGTGTATGGTAAACATGAGCAATTATCCAAAAAAAGCCATAAATCGGTTTGAATCAAAGGTAAACAAGACTGAGAAATGTCACCTTTGGACTGCAGCCAAACAGAAGCAAGGATATGGTATGTTTTCCTATAATGGAAAATCGACCCCTGCACATAGATTCGCATATCTTCTTTATAAAGGAGAGATTGCAGAAAATATGGTAGTGCATCAAACTTGTGAAACTAATGAATGTGTCAATCCAGAGCATTTAGTACTTCAAACTAAAAGTCAAAATAAAAGAAGTTATACTTCTGTTCGTGTCAGTCAAGAAATGGTTGAGAAAGAAAGTGTCAAATATCTTTACAAACTTCGCAATCTTCGACCAGATCTTCAAATAGAAATAGATGCAATTCTCATGAAACTAATTACAGAAGAAATGAGAGAAGAAGATGATTTTGGATTTGAAGCAGAGAGTAAAAAGAAAGAATACCTTTAGTATAATTCCCTTTGCCATTCTTCTCCGGCGGGTGACCAAACACCATCGTCGCCTGGAATTTCTACAGTATCATCTTGTCCATCTTCGATGAATCCAAAAGGAACTAATTCCTCTTCGATCATTTTCATTTGTTCTGCAAACATTTTTTCACGTATATCTTGATCTGTCAGTTCTCTAAAATATCTTTGTTGTACTAACCAAGAAAATATAACACAACCCATTACCAAGTCATCATGAGCCCCATCATCGGCTTCCCATGATGTACTTTTTCCAATGAAAGTTGTGAGTTCACTTATTGTATCAAAGTCCTCTATAATAAGGTTGTCTCTCTCTATCAAGTCTTTGAGGGTCGCACACCCTATTCTCTTGACTTGTTTAGTGGTTCGTATACCCATTGATACATTTTTAGAGAAACCACCCCCAATTTGTTGTCCGTTTCTACCATGCATTGTTACCATCATCATGTTTTCATATTCCATATCATGATAAAGAATATCTGCTACTTGTTGTCCAATATCGTTTACTTCCACCAGAACAAATGCTTCATTAAATTTCTGTGCAGTTGTAAAGATTATATTTGGATATAACATTGGGGAAATATCGTTCTTTCTGTATTTTGCAACTTGTCTGTATGGTTGTTTAGATACATCGAATAC